AATTCACACGTGTCCTCGGACACATGAGTCTTCGTTGGAGATATTTCCACACCCAGCGAGTGGCATAAGGCCTTATAGTGTTCCGCTATATCGTCATGGGCGATGACTATGTCATCTCCTAAGAGGATATATGGAGCAGAAACTGGATCCACATCACTTCTCCTGCAAGCCTCCCACACTACCGCGTGATGCGATAGTGCGAAGAGAGCCCAGGAAGAGTAGGCTCCCATTGGCTGACCGCAGGCGTAGCTTACGCTACGACCCGCATAGGCAAATGGGTAGCCAACCATGATGTGGGCCCAAGCCTCGGCCTTTTCAGGCCCAATAAGGATTCCTAAGACCTGTTTCTGCACACGGATCGGAAACCGATCAGTGGCAGCTGACAGATCGAAGGAATAATACTTATGCCCATTGGGTGGGCGTAACCTGAACTGATCTCCTTGAATGAAAGTTCGATCCTGAGGTATTTTCCTCAAGTTGTCGAACAACATTTCATGGAGAGGACGAAGCGCTGTTTGACTAAAATAGTCAAGCATCGCGAACGGTCGCTCCTTGCACTCCCTATCCGGTTTGATAGAGATCCGTCTAAGGATTGATGGATCCTCTTTCAGACCCGCCGCGCTTTTCAACGCGGCGAGGGCAGGTGCTGGCAGAGCACTCAATTTCCTAATCATACGGGAAATAGAGGGCCCTGCCAACGTAGCGATCGCGTCCCGTAAAGCTTGTGGAAGCAACCCTGCTTCCAACAAGCTATACGCCAGTGCAGGTCCGTTTGGCCACATCTTGGCTGTCCAATGAAAGGACAACCAAGAAGGCGACCAACCTTTTACCCTTAATCGAGATCTCATTTCTGAGATCGAACAAATAAGGTCCACAGAGCCATCCTATGTTGAGGGAGACTCAATGTCTTTTAAGGATATAGGTTTACCGCCTAGAAACCCTCGACTAATCGTTAATAAACTTAACGCTAGTCGAAAGGCCTTGGGGTCTCTGTCTAGTAAAGGTTGATGTAGGAACCTCGGAATGAGGTTCGGTACACCAGCCTTACTAACAGATTGACCAAATGGAGCGTTTAATGGCGAGCCACAAAAGGCTCGGGTTACGATCAGTCGGGCAGACTTACATCTGTCCGCGGTCCATACCTTACCATTACTCGCAGTCCATCTATCTACTTTATCAAAGAAATCCTTAATTTCTTTGACATTAGCAGGTAGATCCCAAAGCGGGAAGTAGACAGCCACTAGCCAGAGTGAAACTCTACTAAATAGGCTGCTGAAAACCGCATCACAACCTGCCTAGCTACTCATGGAGGAATCGTATGGTTCCCTCCCAGAGGGTTAGGGGGTTAGCCTTCCTCGTGGGCCTCCGAACGTCCCCGTTCGTTAGTCTTCTAAGACTAAGGATCAGGTACTAGTACGAGTTCCATGAAAGGGCTCGCTAGGTTTCGGCCACATGCCGATCCGCATAGCTCACAGCGTGCGAGTCGGCAGTGTGTCGACCGCACGGTGTCAGCCACGCGAGGAGTTGTCCCATCAAACAGGACGAC